GAACAACCACTTTAGTGGATTTACGTAAAGAAACTGGGGGATCAGGCAAGCATTCCCATAAGGGCTTTGACGCCTTTCTCTGCGAGGATGGAACCAACTGCAGTGGCATGCTTCAAGACGACTTCTGACATGTCCATGCCTTTATCGCGACCGACACGAACTTCGTTCAGGGCATTGGCAACGCGCGGGAGCGCCACTGCCGGATTGTAGGAATCGGAGGCACGCACAATGGCCATGGCAGGCTCAAGGATCTGCTTGTCGGCAGGGGAGTGGGACGCAGGGGCACTAACGGCGAGCAAGGATTCTCCTGCAAGTTCCCAATTCCAGACGACCTCAAAATGGTAATTCTGGGTGACTGCTGTAGGATTGGGGATGTGCACGATGAGGCCCGCCCATTCGTAACTGTTTTGCGCGACGGTGGTGGTGGCGGTGTGCCAAAAGGCCATGTCCTCAACTCTGGGGATCCACGGGATTTCCAAAACCTTGTCAAAGGCCTTGGTGGTGAAGCTGTACGAAGGGTTGTTGGCCATGCTCTGAATGGCGGCGCCGGTGACCACGTTGCTGCGAAGCTGGGGCTGAACAATCACAATCTCACTCTCTCGATTGGCGAGAACAGTGGTGTTGGTGATGCGAATGCCAGCGGAAACCAACTTCCAACGGGAATGCGAACCTCCGCCAACGGTCGAAGAGTAGGGCAGCAGAACGTCATAGGCCAAGGGCACGACGCCGGCAATGTTGGAGCCGGTGGGCAGCGTGTTGAGGCCAGAAGCCGTGCTGGTGTAAGTGAAGCCACCCATGTGGCCGGCGACACCGCTGACAGCCATGGGCCCAATGCTGTACAGCGTGGGGGTGACGCCGATGTTTTGCAGCTGCGAGTGGTACGAGTTGCCGTCCATGGGACCAAGGCCACCTCCGGCAGCGATACCGTAAACGCCTCCATGGCCAGGGGCCAGGATCAGCCCAGAGGACTGACCAGCGTTGACGGCAAGGTCGGTGGTGGCGGTGGTGCGTCCGGGGGTAATGAACAGCGAGGGCACCGGGTTGTAGTTCACGGAACTGCGAGCGTTGAGGCAATCAAAAGGCTTAGCAAGGGCTTCGAGGTAGGCTTGCGTGGCTCCACGCAGGAGGGGGCTGCCGTTGCGAGAAGGCTTGCTCCAGGTGGCGGCGCCGATAGGAACAACGATGCGTTGGTTCAACTTGCGGTCCATGGCAACCATAGTGTCGGAAACGGGATTGGAATCGTCGATCTGGCGCGACTGCCCAGTGCTTCGAAGGGCGTTGATGGCGCGACCACGCTGCCGTGCAGCGCGGACAGCTGCCTTCTTTTGGGCAAGCTGGGAAGCTTGTTGAGCAGCGGCACGAGCAGCGGCTTTGGCGGCCTTTGCGGCGGTAGTCTTTTTTGTCATGTTGGTGGTGTAAAATGCGGAATATTGCTTTTCTGATCCTGGAAGGGGGTGTCTTACCACCCCCTGGGACCGGTTGTTAACGGGGACGGCGCCCCGAACCCACTGATCACTCAGCAGGATAATCAACCTCCCTCATGCGTGCAAACACCTCATGAGAGAAAAGGGCAGGCAATGGCCCATTGTAAGCGTCCAACATCAGTTCGCAATTCCTGGCCAACTCTGGCATGATGTCATACCTGTGCTCAAGAAAACTGAAACATTCATCCTCAGTGACCAATGGTCCATCCGAGAAAGCCTTGAAAGCGAAGTCCTCCGTGACAGAACGGTCTCCTTTGACGCTGTCTCGCAACTCACCAACGACATGGCCATAGCCACTGGCCAGGACCAACCGGTCAACCATGTCAAAGTAACTAGCCACTATAGGCATATTGCGAGGATATCTGCGAAAAGACTCGCAGACAGCTGCCAAAACAACCACATGGCGGTGATGAGGGGGAACTCGAGGGGCGATGAGCGCCGGGTCCAAGCAAGTCTTGCCAATCTTGTTGATCGGTGGCAAATTGACCCACGTCAATCCGCCCTCAATGTTGCGCAACGGCACTCCCTTCAGAAAGTCGCAGTCAAACAACGAGTCAGAATCCAGACCCGTCGGGGCAGGCATGCCCAGCAACGAAAAGATGGCTTCATAACCCACTTCCCAATAGACGCCAGCAATGATGATCTCACAGTGGTGCAACTGCCCGAGCAAATGCGTCGTGGCGGTTCCTGTGCCCATTTGAGGCATGCCGCGCACAACGAAACGGTGCGCGCACGAAGTCTTCACAGGTGCGGTCGGGGTGTTCAAAATCTCCGAGACCACATGCTCCGGAAAGCCAGATGCGCGCAAGAAACGCGCACTGCCGTTGAAAAAAGGCATGCTTTGATTCAAGTCCCACTTTGAAATATCTCTGATCCAGTAAGCCTTTCCTTGAGCAAACATTGGTGCGTCCTGCGCTCCATGGTTCATGCAAAAGAGATCGTCGTTGGACATGAAAATGACGGGGTACGCACACTGCTCAGCGGCAGTCATGAGCGCACTGAGGGTAGGACCATCAGTCTTGGGGTAGACCATGTGAAAGCTCACGAGCTTGCCGCTGTGCGTGCGCACAGTCCACAACTTGCCCAGGCAGAGAACATCGGTCTTCACCCGCTCCGCCAAGTCATAGACAAATCCTTGTTGCACAACGCTCTGCTGAGGGTCCACGGGCACAATGACTCGCCCCTTCAGCTTAGGCAACACCTCGTTAATCTTGAGGCTAAACGGCTTCTTTGCTGTCCATTGCCCTTGCTCCACGTCAGGCTTGGCTTCTCTGTATCTGCGCCGAGCGACACCTCGCATGCGCTTCATGAGCATCTCCTCTGAAACTTCCTCACCGGTGAGCTGAGCTCCCCCGATGAGAATGTCAATGGCTGGTTCAAGAAGCTCTGTCTGCCGTTTCCACAGCGCCTGCGACCCTTCTCTCGTGGCGTGGTCATGCAAAGGCGTGGGATCCAACAGCATGCGATTCAGCAAAATGAGGACCTTTGACCTCAAAGTATTTGCCGGTTTGAACATGCACGCGTTGGTGATGGCCAGCGGGTAAATGAACTCAGTGGGAGGGAGAGCAAGACAGTGGTGACAAACACCCAAATGCTTGCAGTCACACTCAGCAGGTGGCAAAAGCTCGAGCGCATCAACGAGGTTAACACGCACACCCGCAATGAGCATGCTCGACAGCGACGCTCCCCATGACAAATGCTCCGGAACCCCATAAGAAGGCTCGAACGAACGCAAACGATATGTCATAGGAAACACTCCGGCACGCGATTCCGTGTGGCACACGAATTTGCCCTGTGAATAGGCATCTAGCCAACGCTCAGCTGTCTCGTCGTCCGACTCGTCAGCATCTCCGTGGCGGTCCACCGTCTCCACAGTCTTCCATGACCAATGAAGCACCCAACGCGCTCCAATGACCACTCCAGCGATGGCTCCTAGCCACCAAATGCTGCCAGCAGGAGCAACTGGGGCAGCACTGACCTGGGTGAGCAACGCGATGAAGTTAAATGCCGCATGGACCGCCACTCTAGTGCCCCAGGAAAAGCCACTGTAGGTAAGGCCAACGTGAAGGGCCAGTGCTGGAAGCGGGTTCAATCCCTGACTCGCAGAAAGCGCAGCTTCCGCCCCAGCAGCCACCAACATAAGATTGGGTGCATAGGAACGAAGTGTCTCCTCCATGAGAGGCGCCAAGAGAATCTTGTCGCCAACGAGGTTGACATCCACCATGGCCGCTCCTGACCA